CACAAAATAGCCACTTCGCTATGAGGTGGCTATTTTTGTATCCATTGACTAGGTGAATATTTGTCACTTGGTTCTCATAAGCAGGTCAATATTTTTGACTTGCCTTTTCCCAACGAACCCACAATTTGCTGGTTCGTTCTTGAACGTCAGAATTTCGGACTTTGTTGAGCCAATCCCGAAATTCCGGATTGCCTAACCTATTTTTATTGTCCAGAACGACCATACCTCAAGTTGCTCTTGTTCAGCGTGCATCAGAATGCGTCTCTCAGCACACAAAAAAACGGGCATCTCTGCCCGCCTGTATTACGACTATGAACTTTAAAAACCCTCTGGTCTATAAAATGCGCCACCGGTTAGCTATGCCGTGCGTCGGTTAAAACGGATCTACCCGCTTATCGCCTAGGACTATCTTAATTATATCATAATCTTTTGGTTATCGATACTATACGTCTGCTGCAAACAGTCCTCTTAACTGCTGGATCATGCTAACCACTGAATAAGGTGGCTCTTGGCTTGCTGTGGTAACTGCTCCACGATTCTGATACCAGAATTCGGTCAACATGGCCACGGCAATATCAAACTGCGAGTATGCTTGTAACGCATCAATTGCCGCTGTGCTGTCAACAGCATTGTGAACATAGTCTTGCGCCGCTGTCAGGTAGTTGCTGATCAAACTATCATCAGTATTAGTTTGCACACGCAGGCTATTTTTAATGTCATTAGTAGTTACAGTCATGTGCTCATCTCCTTATAAAAATAGGGGCGTACCCTAAGGCACACCCCCACTAAATTATGCTTTTGGCGTGGCTGCTACCGGTGTGATATCAACAATTCGAGCAGCGTCTGGATCAACCACTTCGTAATCGTTGCGGATGACAACCGCCAAACCTTGGCTATAACTGTCGAACCGTTCCCATTGAGTGTTGACTTCGTTCTTTTGGGCTAAGAAGATTGCTTGAGCAAAGTCTCCGATGATGATCCGATAGGTGCCCGCCTTATCAGTCGGCAATACTTTGTTAGCAATCACGATCACTGGTGCCCCAAACAGTTGCTTGCCTGATGGTGCAGTGATTGAAGGTTGTAACAAGTAACGGCCTTCGCTGTCTTTCAGGGTATCAAGGTAGTTAAATGCGTCCTGATTGACGATAACAGACAAGGACAGTGCTGGATCTAACTCAACATTGAAAGTTTGCTTGAGGTCATCGAGACCAGTGCCAGTGATGTGCTTGAAGTTATCGTTGGTGCCCGTCTTGCCAGTCAGAACGCTGATAATGTTGCTATTGTCCGTGTTTTGTACTAGCTTCTTGAGTTGATTCTTAACCTCGGCAACAATATCAACTTCACTGTCTTCTACCAGTTCATTAGACAGATAAATCTTGCCAGCACGGGTAGCAACCTTGTAGTCAACACCTTTAAACATATTGGCGTCAACATCGGCCACGTCTGCAAGTTCTGCCTTGGTGGCTAAAACGCCATTGTTGGTAAGGGCGATCGGATAGGTGCCGACAGGGGTACCTACTTGCTTCACAGTGACGTATTTAGCCAGGTCATAATCTGATTGCTTTAAGTCCCAAACATCATTGATGACTTCTTTAGGAACGACTGCACCAGCGGTGGTTGTCGTTAAGCCGTCACGTTGTTCGCCCATGCTACGGATGTAATCTTCGTAAGCGCGAGATTCGGTATGTTCTTTGTTGTCGATAATTGTTTTTTCAGTCATGGTTTTATCTCCTTTTTCTGGTTGTTCAGTATTAGTTTTAAGCCACTCAGTGTAGCTACGTTTGTCCACTTGGACGTTGGTATCGTCATACGCTGGAATAGCTACCAGTGAGACGTCAAACAGGCTCTTGACTTGCGTGATGGTACGAATCACTTGCCCGCTGTCGTCCTTAGTGAACGTGTCACCGTCTGGCGCAGCATTGAAAGTAAAACTCATAGCTGACAGATTACCAGCTTGGACGTTGTTATAAGCATCATTGGCTGTGGTCGTATCGGGTAAGGTTGCTTCAAACTGCAAGCCTTTATCGTCCACGTTTAAGGTCAAGGTGCCAGCCTTGGTACTGGCTAAGACTTGGCTAAAATCATGGTTTGAACACATATAGACGTCTGATAGATCCACATTGTCGAATGCGTGCGGATCAACGATCTCACGGAACCCCCCAAGATCCTTACTTGGGCTATTGAAAACTACTGCATAACCACTTAGTTTCTTTGGACTGCTAGTGGTGTCGTCCTGTTGCTGTGTGTCTGGATCGTCTTGGCCTTGGCTGTCGTCTGCTGCGGCAGTTAGATCAGCGTCAGGATTCAGGCGCTTTTCTACGTCATCTTGATTCATTAGACGTACTTCCTTTCTGTTTATCTTGATAAGTGACAAGGTTGCTTAGTGGCGTGTAGTTCAGACTGACCATAATCTCATCACCACCGGTAATTGGTGACAGGTTTAATCTTGCTCGTGCTTCATTAGTGGTCAGAACACCGCCTTGCAGCCCCTTAACTGCTAGTTCTTGCATCGTTGCCGGGTCTGCACTGAACAGCTTGTCAGTGTTGAAACTGAATCGATTATCGCCAGTCGAAAGTTTAGCATCCATCTCACTTGTGAAGCAGGTAAAATATTGAATCAGTGTGTTTTGCAGATAAACCAAATTCGACTGTACGGCATTAGAGTGCTCGCTTTCGATACCCAGCCGATCCAGTGGTAACCCGAACGCTTTGGCAATCTGTTTCGTTGTCCAATCGCTAGAATTGACTAGATTAAGCACGTCAGTATTAACTTCGAGTTGCTTATAGTCCATATCATTATCTAGAATGATGGTCTTGAGGGCATTATCACCACTGTTGGCAGCTTCAAATTTATTACGGATGTTTTCTTTAGCCTTGGTGTCTAACTGGGTCTTGTTGACCTTGAGTATGCCAGTCCCTTGGACACCGGAGTTAAAGAATCCCTTCAGTAACGCATGTCCAGACTTTTGTACCCCAACCTCATCACGGAGGCTATAAAGTGGTGATAGTCCTTTGTAACCGTCTTGTGTGAAGCACTTGAAGTGTAAGACCTCACTGGCATTTAAACGCTGTGAACGACCGCTGTCAGGCGTGTATTCGTAACTGATAATGCCGGTCGTATCATCTTGTTTAACCACCATTTGACTGTTGGGGACTAACTCGAAACCAGTAACTTGTCCGCTAGGATTTTTGGTAACCCGTGCAAAGCTGTTACCATTCAGCAGCATGTTAGCAGCTAGGGCAAACTTGAATGCCCATGCGGTCATGTGGTCATTGGGTGCCTTGTTAAGAAGCACGCTGATACGCTTGTCACTGTACTCAATCGGATTGGTTGCAAGATCACTGGCAATCACGCGCACCGCCGTAAACACGTCCGAATTACGTAAAGCACCAATCCCCACATATAGGCCGCTGTCGTTGCTGGTCATGCTGACAAGCGCATCTAAGAACGGGTCGCTGTTGTCATCGCGTGGTTGTGTTGTGTCATTCGTGAAAAAGCTCATTGTTTCACCTCCCTTTGTTGAAGTTGATAATGACTGCGACGGAGATAAGAGCCGTGCCGACTGCTAACATACCAACGCCAAACCCGAACAGCCACCAGATACCGACAACCATACAGATTAGCCCCAGCATCAATAGCACGGTCTGAACATTAAAAACTAAAGTCATCGCTCGAATAAAAGTCATTGTCTGCTACCTCGCTTTCCTTGCTTTGATCCATTGCAATTGTGTAAGCATTCATCAGTGCGGCTACGGGGTCAATCTTCGTAGCGTTGTGGGCCTTATCGATAATTGGATTGTTATTAGCGTCATACTTTAGAATGGCGTTGTTCACCGCATAGGCTAGTAGTTGGTTGTCTGCATGCTTGAGGAGGCCGTTAAAGAGATCATCACGGAACCGCACAGTCGGTATTGACAGCGTGCGCTGGCCTTGGCGTACCTCAACCATTGGCAAGTCTCGTTTCTCAAACTCTGGTAGCAGGTAGCCGAATGACCACGGATCGTAACAGATGGCACGCACGTTCCAGCGGTTACGCTCGATCATGTCGAGAATGAAGCGGAGCACATCGTCATAGTCGATCATGCCGCTGTCGAGTTTGGTAATGCTGCACTCACCGCGACTGGCACCACTGATGTAATCGAACCCGTCACGCTTGATCTTTTCTTCCAGTCCGTACTTCGTTCCTACGAATGAATGGCTGTCAGCATACAGGTAGCCATCTTCTGGAACCAGCCACGAAATGCTAGTCAGGTCGCTAGACTTGGAAAGGTCAAGCCCGATATACACGTCCTTGTCTCTAGTGTCTGGTGGCTCGATAGTGGCTTTCTCCCAGTCGTCCAGACTGATGTAACTGTCTGCTCTGGCTGATTGCCAAGTGTTAAAGTTCTTGACGAGAACTGGCCTTAGGGTTCCTTGCTTGGCTGCTAGATCAACATCAGCTTGCAAGCTAGGCCGCATCGTTTTAGCTCTTTCAGCATTAGCCAGTAGTGGATTTGACTTCTCCCAAGTACCTGGTGCAAAGGCTTCATCCTTGCTATCCTGCTCAAAAATGGCAATAAAATACCGATCTGCTTGTTCGCGACCGGTTAAGACTTTGGAGACAAATTTATATTCTTTATACATAGGGCCATTCAGGTCTGGCCCCGTGGTCGAGATGACGGCTAGCAAACTGTTATCACTGTTGATCTGGCCGGATCTGAGTGTTCGTAGAATCTCATCGGTACGAGCTAAGGCGAACTCATCAATAATAGCCAAGTCACTTTGATAACCATCTAGGCTGTGCAGATCAGACGCAAGCGGAACAGCTCGGCTGTTGCTCGGCAAGTCGATGATTTCGTTACGGTTGATCTTCAAACGATCACGCACCGATTTAGACACCTTAGAGACCTGACGCAAACCACTAGACAGCATATCAAAGGCTAAGTGCGCTTGGGCGTTACTGTTGGCTGTGTAGACAATTTCGCGATTCATGGCTGGTTTGTTCTCCATGAGGAGATACAGTGCGCCTAGGCAGGCCATTAGGTAGTGGCTGGTGAAAGCAGCATAACTGCAAGC